GCTTCGATCGCATCCCACAGGTTCTGCAGCCGCATGTTTTCGTTTCGCGCGTGCTGGTTATTGTCAGGGCGATGTAGCTCAACCAGTTAATGAAGGCATGGCACAATATACTGCGGCTTTAACCAAGTTTGCTTCGTTAGACAAGTAAACTTAAATAAGGAGACTATAAACAATGTTTATGTCAGAAAACTTACAAGAAAAATGGGCACCAGTCCTTGAGCATGCTGATCTTCCTAAGATTGAAGATAGCTACAAAAGAGCTGTAACATCCGTTATTCTTGAAAACCAAGAAAGAGCGATACAAGAAGAAAGAGGAGCCATGAATGAGGCCCTTGGAGCTGGTACTGGTACTGTAGCTGGAGCACCTGGTGGTGTTACAGCAACTGCTGCTAACTGGGATCCAATTCTTATATCTCTAGTTCGTAGAGCAATGCCAAACTTGGTAGCCTATCTGTGGTGTTCAACCTATGACAGGACCTACTGGACTTATCTTTGCTATGAAAGCTAGATATGTTGACAGTACTACTGCTGTAGATAGAACAGAAGCCATGTTCAACGAAGCTGATACAGACTTCGCTGGTACAGGTACACACGCGGGATCAGATCCATTTGCATCTGGTTCAGCTAACACAGCTATCCAAACTGGTTACACAACTGGTACAGGAGTTGCAACAGCAACTGCTGAGATTGATTCTACAATCCCAGAGATGTCGTTCACGATTGAAAAAGCTACAGTTACAGCTAAAAGCAGAGCGCTAAAAGCTGAGTACACAATCGAACTCGCACAAGACCTCAAAGCTATTCACGGCTTAGATGCAGAAACAGAATTAGCTAACATTCTATCTGGTGAAATCCTCGCGGAAATCAACAGAGAAGTTGTTAGAACTGTTAATGACCAAGCTAAAATCGAAGGTGTTGCTTCAGAAGCAAACCTAACAGGAACAGCTGTTGACGGTCAATTCAACTTAGATACAGATTCTTCAGGAAGATGGTCAGTTGAGAAATTCAAAGGTCTTATGTACCACATTGAAAGAAACGCAAATGTTATTGCAAGACAAACACGAAGAGGTAAAGGTAACTTTATTCTTTGTTCGTCTGATGTAGCTTCTGCTCTAGCAATGGCTGGTGTATTAGATTACACTCCAGCATTATCAACAAACTTAAATGTTGATGACACTGGAAACACTTTCGCTGGTGTTCTTAACGGCAGCCTAAAAGTGTATATCGATCCATATTACGCAAGTGTGTCTACAAGACCTTCTGGCGTAACTGCTGGTGAAGGATATTGTACAGTCGGTTATAGAGGAACTAATCCTTTTGACGCTGGTGTATTCTATTGTCCTTATGTTCCATTGCAGATGGTTCGTGCTGTTGGTGAAGATACTTTCCAACCAAAAATCGGATTCAAAACACGATACGGTATGGTTTCAAACCCATTCGTAGGTGCTACTCCGGCTTCTGGCTTGGCAGCAACTTCAACTAACTCTTACTACAGATCATTCGAAGTATTAAACCTTCTATAAGAACGAGTAAGACCTAAATCAAATTTCGATTCGATTTCAAAGACCCTCATTAGAGGGTCTTTTTTTGCTTATGCATCTTTCAAGTGTTATAAATATATACATGAACAATAAAGAATCTTCAACACCTGACGGTAGATGGAACTGGTATGGTATTGAAGAAGAATACATTAAGGAGTATAAAATGAATAATGGTGGAATGATTGAGTTTGATGAGATATATCACGAATTCATGCATGAAAACAGAAAAGCGGAAGTCGGTAAATTAGATGGTGTATGGGGTATCAGAATGTGGGAAAATATGGTCTGGCAGAAAGACGAATTAATCCCAGGACACAATGAACTCTACGCTGAGAACGCGGCTGAAAACTATGTATTCGGAATAAAGAACTAATATGGCTAAAGCTAATTGGACAAGTAATCAACCGACAAACTTAAACTATTTAAGTCCTGTAAATTTTGATCTAGCGATTAATAAATTACCTAAGACTAGATATTTTTGTACAGGTGTAACATTACCAAGTGTTACTATGAGTGAAGCTATACATGAAACTACTTTAGCTATTCAGTCAGCTTTACCAGGTGATAAGATTACATTCGATCCATTGACAGTTAAGTTTGTTGTTGATGAAGATATGACAAACTATCAAGAAATCTTTAATTGGATCATGGCATTAGGACCAGGAAATAATACACAAGATTTCATCAATTTAGTAGATGCTAAGAAAACATCTACAGGTAAATTCAGTAACGCTAGTTTTGAAAATATGTATTCAGACGCTACTGTTATTGTTAATACATCAGCTAATAACGCGAATTTAGAGTTCATGTTTACTGATTGTTTTCCTGTAAGTCTTGGAAGTATTGATTTCCAAACTGATGCTCAAGGTGTCGAATATGCTGTTTGTGATCTAACATTGAAATTTACTTTATTTACAGTAAAAACTAGTACTTAAAAAGTACACTATATATTATATACATTATGAATTTAAAAGAAATCCAAGAGATGTGGAAAAGTGATTGTAAGATAGATGATATCGAACTTGACGCTTCTTCACTAGAAGTACCAAAACTACACGCCAAATACGCTGAACTATTATCAGAGAAGAAACTTGCTGTCATTCGTTATGAAAGACAAATGAAAGAACTCAATAAAGATAAATGGTTATGGTATGGTGGTAAAATGACCAGAGATAAAATCGAAGAAAAGAATTGGGATTATGATCCGTTTGACGGATTGACAGTTCTCAAATCTGATTACGATAAATTTACTGGTGCTGATAAAGATATACAAGATTTAAATGATAAACTTGAATATCTCAGAATAACAGTTGAAGTGTTAACAGATATTGTCTCACAAATTACTTGGAGACATCAAACAATAAAGAATATTATAGAATGGCGGAAGTTCATGGCAGGCTCATAGTAGCCAAATCAGACGAAGTATATCTAACAGTATCAGCAGAAGACTCAATCCGAAAAGAACTCTCAGAGTTTTTTAAGTTCAAAGTACCTGGTGCTGAGTTTATACCAGCTGTAAGAAAAAGATTTTGGGATGGATACATTCGTTTATTCAATCTTAATACAAATCAAATCTACTTAGGATTGTACGATTATCTCAAAGAATTTTGTGATGAAAGAAACTATTCTATTGAAGGTTATGAGAAAGATACAGACATATTTACAATAGAACGATTCGAAGAAATCGTAAAAGATATACCATTTCAACTCAGAGATTATCAAAAAGAAGCTGTAGCATATGCTGCTCATAATCAAAAATGTATATTAGTATCACCGACTGCTTCAGGTAAGTCTTTGATGATATACAGTCTTATTCGATATAACTTTCTTAAGAAAAACAAAAAGGCTCTAGTAATAGTACCAACGACATCTTTAGTAGAACAAATGACTAAAGACTTTCAAGACTATGGATTCAAAGGTGACATAGCTAAAATATATGGTGGTGACAAAGGTGCTGATGCACCGATCGTTGTTACTACATGGCAGTCAATGATGAGAATGCCAAAAGACTTTGGTAATGAATTTGGTATGGTAATCGGAGATGAAGCTCATCTATTCGCTGCTAAGTCTCTATCAAAGATTATGGAATCACTTACAGAAGTGAAGTATAAGATAGGTACAACGGGTACATTACAAGAAACAAAGACACATAAGTTACAATTAGAAGGTATGTTTGGACCAGCTTACTTTGTAACAACATCAGCTGAACTCATGGCTGAAGGTACATTAGCTAATCTGAAAATCAAATGTTTAGTATTAGCTTACTCAGATAATGAAAGAAAGTTAGTGAGTAAAATGAACTATCAAGAAGAAATGGATTGGATAGTTAGAAATGAGACAAGAAACAAGTTTATAAACAATCTAGTAAAAGACATGAAAGGTAATACATTAGTGTTATTTCAATTTGTTGAAAAACATGGTAGACCTTTGTATGATCAGATAGAAAAATTGAAAAGAAAAACATTCTTTGTATTCGGTGGTACAGATGCTGTAGATAGAGAGAAAGTTCGCGAAATAGTAGAAAAAGAAAATGACGCTATCATTGTAGCTTCGTTTGGTACATTTAGTACAGGTATCAATATCAAACGATTACATAACATCATTTTTGCTTCACCAAGTAAATCACGAATTCGAAATCTACAGTCTATTGGTCGTGGTTTAAGAAAATCAGACGATAAAGAAAGTGTTGAATTGTATGATATAGCTGATGATCTTTCTTGGAAGAAAAACATGAATTATACACTAAATCACTTCTCAGAAAGAATAAATATCTATAGTACCGAAAAATTTGATTATGAAATACACTCAGTAAGGATACCAGAAAATGATCAACGAAAATAATACTAAATATCAATACATAAGATTTAATGATGGAAAAGAAATATTTGCAATGGTAAGTGAAGTTGATAACAAACTAATGTTACATTTACCTATGAGTATTATGACAAAGAATAATCTAAGAGGTACTGGTGTTGTAATGCATCTAGGACCAATGATACCTTTCACAACAGACAATACAATAGAAGTAGATACAAATGATATTTTGACAAGAACTTCTATTTCAGATCAATACATATCTTTTTATGATGATGCTTGTACAGCTTGGTTAGATATGAGAGATAACAATAAAATTGAAATCAAAACACAAGCTCAAGAAATTAAAGAACAGAAAGAATCACTCAAAGAATTGATAGAACGGAGATTAGCTAGAGATTTTGAAAGTGTTTTTGATGAATATGATCCATGGGATATAGACGAAGAATTAGAATTACCAACTAAAGATGACATCATTCATTGATCTCTTTATATAGTATACTATCCTTTTCTCCGACTACATCTTATTTTCTCATGAGATTGCGAATCGGTCAAGTAAAAATATGAAAAAAAGTAAAAAAAAATTTATCCATGTAAATCAACACAAAATCCGAGCTAATAAGAAGCATGGTACGAATGAACCCGTGATAACAATTAAAGAAGGTAGTAGTAATACTTATTGTCACGAAGTTAAAATCTTAGGTGAAAGTACAGTTAGATATGGTGGTAATGAAAAACCTATACTACCTTGTGGTGCTAGAGTTGTAAAATGTACGATAAGTACTTCAATGATAAGTTGATTGATAAAGCACTTCTTTC